CAAGCATAAGAATCACAAGCCGTGACTGTGGTAGTTGAAATCGAAGCAATAGGTTCAGTGATAGTCACCGTGGCCGTCTCTACACAATTATTATCATCCGTCACCGTGACAGTATAAGTCCCTGGATCTAAAGCTGTGACCGAAGATGAAGTCGAACCATCACTCCATAATATAGTATGATTGCCATAAGCTCCTGAAACTGAAACTGAAACTATACCATCCGCAGCAGTTCCGCCGGCGTGTTTGGGTTTAATGTGGTGTCTATCATATCCCTTCTTCCGTGGGGGCCAATAATAATAAATTTTCTTTCCTTTTAATATATCTCTCATTCTACCTCACAAGCCTCAACATATAAATTCTTCAACAATCGTTTCAATTTATCTTTGTTAATAGCTTCACTATCAATTTCTTCAACGTATCTATCTAAGAGTGCCATAGTATCTTCACCCACCTCTACTACTTCATCAGTAATAGAATCTGGATCCAAATCAGAAAAATCTTCTACAATCTTTAATTCAAAAAAGTTACCTTCATTATAACATCTATCAACGAATCTATCAAACATATAGAAATCATTTTTCTGTACTACAAATATTTTTATATAACAGTTCTCATATTCAGAGAGATCCATATTCATCATATCATCACAGCTATGGCCGTCATCATAAAATATCTTTTTAAATAGACGATGAGGATTCTGATAAAATTCTAACTCTCTAGTTTCTGTATCTAATATATGAAATCCCTTCTTACTAGCATAATCATTCCATGTTATCTCATAAGGAGCACCAAGATAACGAATGTGTCCATCGTCTTGTTGTTTATGAAAGTGTCCAGAAAACACACGTTCAAATCGTTTGAAATGTTTACGTTCTATACCATCATCACAGTAGACATTATCTAACATCTCTGCACCCTGTAATGGTAGATGACCCATAACTATATCAGCCCCAGCTTTCTTTATCATATTCATTGAAAGAGCATAATTAGCTGGCGATATCCACGGTATAAAAAATACATTAAGACCTTGAAACTCTACCACCTCTGGGATATCTTTATAGAGTGTAATAGGATATTCACCACACGTTAATGATATAGAATTAACATCATTAGTAGTTTTAAAATAACAATCGTGATTGCCCAGTATAACGTGTAAGTCTATATCCCTTTCATAGATAGGAGTAAAGAACATCTCCTTGGCTAATTTAAGAGTGTTAAAATTAGTGTACTTACGCCTATCAAAAGTATCCCCCAAATGAAATACCGTTGTAATTTTTTCCCTATCAAGTATTGGGAAAAAAGTTTCTTCGTAGAATCGCCGTTGGAAGGTGGCAAAGGAAAGATTATCATTTTTACCTCCAAAATGTGTATCTGTTATTAGTGCTATCTTCATCTGAAAGGAGGTCCTATAAACCAAGCAACAAGTGAATATCTGGTTCCTTTTGTCACAGGTGCAACTCTATGTTCCTGGGCTGAAGGAAACACTATAATGCTACCCGCCCCACCTATATTCGGTGCTGTGATTTGATAATCGGTGCGGTTATAAGAACAAAATTCAAACTCGCCACCTTCATAATTATCATTTAATAATACAGTCATACTTAATTTTCTTACATAAGGATTAGGATCTTCCCCATAAGTTTGAGCAGACATATGACATCCTCTACCATCAGCGTGCCAAGTATAATGGCCGCCCTTCTTATAACGAGTTAATTGTAAAGCTTCATTACCTATAACATCATACTTCCATCCAGCCGCTTCATTTGCAGATGCTAAATGAGGTACAATCAAATCTTTAATCCACTCAACATTTTTTAACCAGCATATATCACTTACTCTAGCTCGTTCATCTTTACCAGCTTCATAGATTGCTTTTTCATCTTCTCTAGATTCTCTATGTACATTTATCGTACCCGGCGCAAAAACATTCTTACCTAAAGCTAATATTTTCTTACAGGTTTTTTTATCTATAACTTTAGGTATAATATGCCACTCATTAAAGGTAATCATACAAAAGGTGGACCCAGAAACCAGCAAACCACAGAATAGCGTATACCCTTTGTCACTGGTGCAACTCTGTGTTCCATTCCAGAAGGAAAAACTATAACCGAACCAGCTGATGCTTCAATAGGTGTAATCTCACATACTTCTTTACCATAAGAAGCAAACTCAAATGCACCACCATCAAAATTATCATTCAATATTACAGACATACTCAACTTTCTAACGTGCCCGTGCATAAAAGCATTTTGTGGATTATGATATGCTGACAAATGATCTCCCATGCCATCTCTATGAAACTTATAAAATCCACCTTTCTTATAACGTGTTATCTGACACGACTCAGCATATTTGATATTATATTTCCAACCGGCCTGTTGATTTCCCCAATCCATATATGGCCATATAATATCATAAAGCCATTGGTCATTACACCAAGCAATATCACTTACTCTGATTTTAGGATCTGGTTTAAACTCACCCTTCTTACCAGTTTTTCTTTCTTCATCAGTAGTTTCTTTTTTAGTATCTACCTCCGATGGCTCCCACTTCTTACTAGCCCATCTTTTTATTTTATTACAAGTCTTTTTATCTATGGTATTTTTATTAAAAACATACCATTCATTTGTAAAAGCACTCATTTCTTTTTCTTCTTATCCTTATCATCATCGTCATCATCAGAAAAGGAATATTTGTCTAAAAATTCTATATATTGACTTTGGTAAAGGGATTCATCATCGTGGTCTTGTACCACAATCATATCAGCAATATTAGACCTTTTTAAAATCTTATCTTTAATCTTCTGTTGTTTCTTTTCTTTTGCTATACGTCTAATAAACGCATAGTAAATAATCTGTGTAAAATATGCAAAAGGGTTCTTTGATTTTTCAGGATCAAAATTATCTATATACTGAAGGCTATTCTCTATACCATCAGAAATCATTTCTTCTTTGTAAGTATAGTTAATAAAATTAGGACGATAAGAAAGGTGGTTAGCAATCTTTAAAATACACTCACCCAAATAATTACTAATCTGAGGCTTAGATTCACCTACAGATTCTGCTTCCTTTATCAGTTCCTTTCTTTCAACTATAGCTGCCAGGAACGCTTTATTATCCACATAGTGGACTTTCTTCTTCTCTGCCATGGAGGCCTCCTTACGGAGGACCTAATGCGTAACGGGACCCACATAATCACTAAACAAACCAATAATAACTTCACTCGCATCTTCTAAATTTTTAAGACGCCATGAAGCATTATGTTTTATGAGTGGATGATCCATTAAATACTTGTCATCAGATACGACTATCAAAGGTTTTCTCAAACCAATAGCCCATCCAATTTCGATAACAGTACCATATGAAGGTCGTCTATCGTTTAACTCTTTAGGGAGATAAGCCAAAACTAAATCACATGACTCTGTATCTAACCAGTTCTTTGTAGCAATCGCACGAGGATCTGACCACATCTTATCAGTAGCTCCCTCATCAGTATATGTCATTCCTTCCTTCACCGGCTCACACCGCAATGGAGAAATGCCTACTATACCATAAGGTAACATACTAGTAACGTAATCACGCCAACTTGTCGCTTCTTCCTCAGTACAACCTGCAATAGGTCCTGCCAAATATATGTACTTCTTCATAATTAAATGCCTTTTCTGTTAAGACACTTATATAATATCACATTTCCCTTATGTTGTCAAGCATTATCCACCTTCAATATGGGGCATTACACAAACTTCATCATCTTCCTTTATCATTTTTGTATGGTCAGTATAAAGAGTACCATTGATAGCGACAACGGCTTGATCCCATTTACCACAGGGATACTCTATTTCTAATCTTATGAATAAACTTCTAATACTGTATGGGTCATACATCAATTGAACTTCTTTCTTTTCAGCTATAAGTGCCCACTCACCCATTAACTTTATTTTCATTTTTACCCTTGACAAGTGCTTGACATAGGTGTATAATATAAGGTGTTGTTGCTTTAATGAAGTTTAGATTTATCTAAAGGAAAAACACTAGAAGGGAGATTAGAATCCCCATCTGTATCATCTAAAGCCTCAACTAGACTCTCCATGTTATCCCGTAGTTTCATCATGGCTTCTTCTTCATCAGTTGGTTCATTACTTTCTTCTATAGTCATACGTTTGCATATATGTTTATAGTAAAGAGTAACTTCAGGTGCTAAATCACCCAGCGTTAGTATCTTCTCCTTTAGAATCAAAAAAGATTTATCATGTGTGAAATTCATCCAGCGTTGCAGGCCTGTATGTTCCACTATATGATTCTCACGTTCTACTATTTGATTCTTAACAACAGCCATGGGGTATTCTACCACTAGAGCATCTTTATATTCTTCAAGGACTTTACAAAGCACGTCCTCCCCATTCATCATTTTGATGACCTTAAAAGGATTTCCTGAAACGTATGCTGTTTTTTCCATATTACTATTTATGATTTTAGTTTAATAGGTACTATCTCATAATCAAATTCTTGACTAGAATATATCCGTACCCTCTCCTCTAAATGTTTTAATGTATAATTACTTCTCTTATTATAACTCATATCATCAGCAATGTCAAATAAATTACATTCTGTTTTATCTTCAGTTAAACGCATACCCCGACCTATAGATTGTAATACTTTAATCTGAGATTTATATGGACTACCAAATATAATATTGTGTAATCTTTTAATGTTGATACCCATAGAGAATACACCATACGATGCTACAATAATAGCATCATTTTCCTTTTCAACAATGCCTCTAATATTATCTCTGTCTAAGGTATCCGTACCCCCATACACAAAAAATATTTTTCTATCTTTAGTTTGTTCGGTAAGAGATGTTGTTAGAGTTTCTAATTGTTTTATATACTGAGCTAAAATTAAAGTGTTACCATCTTGAGTAAGAGCTAACTTGCAAATAAAATTATTT